GAACATTAGGTAGATTAGGCAAGCGTTGTTTATCTAGCACAACAATTGCAGTGAATTTGCCAGTAGTGATATGAGGCAGCAGCCCGGCTTCGTAATCGCTAACATAGTCAATATGTCCGCCTAGCAGATCAGTAACTGCTGGCGCTGCACCTTTGTAAGGTATTGCTGTAGCATCACATCCAAACAAAGAGTTAAGGATCATGCTAGAAACATGCATGTTACTCCCAACACCTGCGGTGCCATAACTTAGGTTACGGCGAGCGCAGGCCTTTTTCCAGTCTTGTATGTTGCGAATACCTGATGCAGAATTTACCACAGTGACCATGGACACATGTCCGATATAGCCTAGCATTACAAAATCTTTTGTTACATCGTATGCAGCAACATCGGGTGTGATAATAGGTGTACTCACTAGTGTGTTTCCGGCTACTAAAATTTGCATTGTGCCTGCAGGTGCAGAAGCGACTGCATTGGTACCTACTAGACTTCCGGCGCCAGGTTTGTAAACAATGTTTAATGCCAAATTGTGTTTTGCAAATTCTGGTTTGGAATGAGTAAGAACTACTTGTGCCACTTTGTCGGTGGTGCCGCCAGGTGCCCAAGGAACAACCAACTCAACGGTATTTGCCCAAGCCGAGCTAGCAATCAAGCATAACATCAAAAATACATGTTTAATCATCAGTTCTTTCTAACACAACCCATCCTAATAGTTTTAAATCTTCTCGGATCTCATCAGTCACTACACTTTCACCAACAAAGTTCTCGTCCATCCAGAGATACTTTTCTCGTTGCTCGTTGGTCATTTCTGCCAACTCTTCTTCACTAACACCGCCTTTAATTCCTGAACAGTACCAATCTATATAGTCGCCTTTTTCCTGCATGTCTGCAATAATGCCACCGGCGTATCGCCACGAGCATGAGTACTTTGCATCTTTGAGTACTTGCCAAACATCCAACTTTTGAAACTCGTTGTTGCACATTGCAGCATACAAGTTCTGTGCATAATCTTCACGAGCCTTGACTTTGTCACAGATCCATTTGGTACTGCGCAGGTCGTACTCTAGGTTGTTTATTTTCCATTGTGCATTGGCTTCTCTCTCAAGGTCTTGTTTGTCTATGTTCTTGTATAACATAATGTACTCCTCGAGAGGCTCTTCACCGTCAGCTTCGCAACGTTCGATATAGTTCTTGAGTTGGAAAGTATTGCGTTCAGGACTGCGGTTCATCGTTGTTGTAGGGCCGCCCAGGCCAGCCATTGGTTAAAAGCCTTGTAAACTGTTTCGGCTTCTTTGTCATCTACCGGAACTTTAACTCCGCGCACATAGAAACCATCTGGAGCAACACGAATCATCTCATCTGCACCAGCGTGTAGCATAATGCTGCTAGGGGTAGGCTCGTGAAACTGGTACCCAGCGTTTGTGTTGTACACATCATCGAATGTTGCAAGACTAGGAGATTTTCCTATGATTGTGTATGACATATTAATCCTTGGTCCGGCGTGCAGGAATCGAACCCACATTCAAGAGGTAGAAGCTCTTTGTATTATCCATTATACTAACGCCAGAAATTTGGTGGGACCACTGTGAGTCGAACACAGCACCAACGGATTATGAGTCCGCTGCTCTAACCAACATGAGCTATGGTCCCTATACACGTATTATATAGCAATTGACAATTACTGTCAACGATAGTTATCTAAAAACTTTTCTAAATTACCATAAAGGTTAACCAACACAGCTTCCTTGCTACCAAAAAATACCAAGTTTCGGTAAAGTCCTTTATCCCTTGACATGTAGTACGGCATTTGCAATTGCCGATCTAGTGCTAGGATTGTGCGTTGTGTAAACTTTTCTGGATTTGGGATTTCGAACTTGTAGAACTCTAGATCCAACTCTTCAACAAATGCATCGTAACCGTATTTGGTTAAACGCATGCCCCCGCTTTCCCTAAAGTTATACCACCAAGTTATCCTGGCTTGGTCCACAGTCCAGGATCCAGCTGGCAATAACTCTACCAGTCTTTGGGTAAGTTCAACTTTGTTACGCACCGGGATAGATTTGTTTACCTTGTTGTAGTAACACTACTGTAAACTTGTCTGACTTGAATTGTGCATTTAGTTTCTTAGCCAGGTTAATAGCATGCCCTGGATTAGAGAATGATACTTTTTTATACTTAGGGCCCGGGTACTGCACTAACAAGTTACTGGTTTTGAGATTGATTGGCTTGTTATCAAAAAACACAGCCCATACTCCCTCCGACGCCAGTACTTGCTCGGTTTTGTAAGTTGCTTTGTTAGTTAGTTCTACTAGAACGGTGGGTTTAGGTCTACTCATTGTACTGTATTTATAGAGAAATGTGCGTAGTTTAAAAACTACCGCCGTTCATTTCCACAGTGAGGGTATCGTCGTCACCTGGCGGCTTGGCTTGCTGTTCTAATAACTCGCGCAACTTTTGCATGTCAAGTAGAAGTCGTGTAAGATCAGCATGCATGGCCTTAGCATCAGTTACACTGATTGACAAGTCTTTGAGTCCACGAGCTTCTGCACCTTGAACACGTTCAATAAACTTTTGTAAATGTATCATGTGTTAACTTCCTTTAGCATTTCATCCACAATTACTTCGGCATCTGGAAAGTTAGTTACCTGATACTCTATTTCGCCTATACGGTAATACTCTGTCCAACTGTGTTGATTGTTTGTTGCGTTAAACGGCTCCATTAAGGCCAGTAACAATATAATATCGTTCTTCTCTTTGCCTTCTAGTGTGCGTTTAGGCGGACCCATCACTTTACGTAAAAACGCCGTGAGTCTTACAGGGTCGTTCCTTAGCTCTTCGAGATAGGCCTTGTGATCGTGTGTCATTATTTTTTCAAGAACGGTGCAAGTTCCGGAGCAGTCCAGCCTACCGGCTTGAGTACTTTGCCATCTTCACGTTTACGAACTTTGCCTGTGTCTTTATCAATCTTGGCAAAGTTAGTGCGCATAACTTCTTTCCACGCACCTTCGGCATCAAACCCTGCACTATGGATAGCACCAATAGTTACAACCAAGATGTCGATAAGTGCATCAAGTTGCTCAACTTCGTCGTTGGCCAACACCGCTTGATGTAATTCTCCAACTTCTTCGTCGATTAGATTCATGTACATTGCATACTGGGCTAGATCAGACCCATCGACCTGTTGGTCGCAAGCCTGCATGAATTTGCTTTGATCACGAAACGGATTTGTCATTTGCTTCTTCTTTAGAGTGAAACGGACCTTGATATTTGTAGCGTTGCAAGGTAATAAGTTTTGGGTCTTGGACTACTTTCCAACTACGACCACGTTTGACTTCGTACCATCCAGCAGCAAACCAAGACTTGCTGTTGTTGGTTTTTGTATATACTGGCAATTTGTGTTTCACATCCCACATTGGATTGTGAATTTTGCCAACAGTTGGGTATCCGTGAACATCAGATACTGCGGTTGATTTTACAGTTTTTTCTACAGAGGCAAACACAATGTCGTGCCGCTGAGTGACCATCTTAATCGACTTGTACTGTTGAATAGTATTGTTGAGTTTGACCTGGTATCCTCCAGCACATGCCTCAACGTTGCCTACTTTTTCATTTCCGTCTTGTAGAATCCAAAACTGTTTATCTACTACCGGTTTAGCTACGATCATCTAATACTCCTTTATATGTTTGGTTTAGCCAACGACCCACTGCATCAGCGTGATCGCTGAGCTTGGTGAGCTCGTACTTGCCACAGAACTTTAAGAAGTGTGCGCCTACCATACCAACGTCCTTGTGAGAAACTTGTTCGATAATAGCTAGGTCTACAGTATCTTTAATATCTTGTGGCTGTGCAGTAAGATCAATTAGGGTAACGTTACGATCATAATCATCAAGCACTTTATGTTCTTCGCCATTATGGTCGGACCAACGTTGCAACATGAGATTGTTCCACGCATAGCCTTTTTTGTCACGATCGCTGAATGCTTCTGTTAACCCAATTTTAGTCTTGGTCCCAACTACTCGTACACCTGGATATGCAGAGAACACATTGTCTCCACCATCGCCACGCATACATTTCATGAACAACACCCACTTCTGATAGTCCACCGGAGTCTCAAAGTTAGCATCAGGTTTGCCAACTCGAATCTTAGAATCGCTTTTGATTTCAAATGCTAATTTCTTACCTTTGCCATCAAACGCACCGTCTACTGTAAACAAGTGATCATTTACACCATTGTACAATCGCACATTGGGTGCGACCAACTGGACAAAATCTGAGTCTGTGCTTACGATCGTGTGTTCATCTTGGGGGTGTAGTGCAATCCAGCGAGCAATTACATCATCTGCTTCAGCAGTGGCGCAACGGATAACGCTACAATTTGTCTTCTCTGACAAGTATTTAGTCAGCGAATCATACGTTTCCCAGAACAGCTTGTCTTCTTCTGCTTCTGTTTCTGTCATTGCACCACGTGCTACAGCACGGTTAGCTTTGTAGGGCTTGTAAAAGTCCTTGCGCCAGCTACGACCTTCTAGTGCGAAAACCACGTGGTCGCATCCTAAATCGCGGGCTACTTTGTTAGCACTCATGATTGTTAAGTGCAGGGCAAAACCTAACTTAGTCCATGTATCTGCTGCTCTGTGTGCTTGATGCCGAGCACGAAAGAACATGTTAGATGTGTCGATAAGTAGGTATTTCATTGTGCTTTATAGAATTTTGTTGCGAACAATGTATTGTAACATATATTTGTTCCAAAAGCTATGGCCATCTTTACCGAAATGATAGGAATCGGGCGAAACCGTTTGAATCCCTTTATTTTCCAAAACTGCGCTGTATGTGCCTTTTGGATTGTAAGGATCCATGTAACTTAGACCCCAATCCTTACGGTCTTGTATGGATTCAAAGTGGCTGTTGCCATTAAAGAACACATGCAGGATACCTTGCTGTTCTAACTCACAATGAAAATCCCAGATATCTTGGTGTGCTTGCTGAGTTTTTTGTTTCCAGTCAACCGATACTACAAATTCTTTATAGCGTTGCTGTAGTTCTTCAGGAACATGGTCGATGCCACTTGCATTAACTTGATAGTAACCGCCGTTGTGTAACCATTCTTCCCGTTCCCAAGTTGACCACTGTATAACAACCAGCTTCTCGCCCTTGGGATTGGCAGCTAACCATTCACGAGTTGTGCGCATGATTCTAGAATTTGAACTAGCGCTTTCTGCTCCACATACCAGTGTAGCCTTGATTGCAAGACTCATTAGCATACCCCAACTTACTGACAAGTTTGCTGGATGAGGGACTCTGCCCATGTAGAAAAAGTCTCCATCATCTTCTGCAAAGGCATGGAGATTAGTTGCCTCGGCAGCGGCAGCGTGGCTATCACCGTTTACATAAAGTATCATTGGTCTTTGAGCTGTGGATATTGTGTAACAAGATGTTGGTACATTAATTCTGCCCAGGCTTCGTGTGCATCAGGTGTGTAGTGATGCTTGCCGGGAGTAATTTCTGGGTACCCTTGCTCGGAACACCATTTGGTATAAATTAGTTTATCAGTATATGGTTCAAGAAAGCTATTGCCCCAGTCAACTTTAGCGTCTTGTGGCGGCAGATTGAAATTGTTAAACACATTAAAAAACAAATGAGGAATGTTGTAATGGTCTAGTAAACAATGCATGTTATAAATTTTGTTATGCCAGTACCTTCCCATGTAATGATGGAATTCGCCATCGTGTGCTACATTTTGTTTCCACTCGTCATACCGAGCTTGCTTTGCCGGCGGAATTTGATTGCCTACTCCGATGTTGTTGATTTCATAGAATCGACTATCAAAAAACCATTGCATACGCAAGAACTCAGTCCACCCAATAATAACAAGGTTTGGAGTATTGTAGAAACTCTTTAAGAATTCCATAGTAGTATCATACACCCTGTCATTGCTAGCACCGTCAATTGCATGATTGACTATATGAGCATTTAATTTTCGTCCCAGACATGCTGCCATGCTGTGCAAGTCTGGGCGGTCTAATTCTGCCCCAGACACATTACTATCACCATTAAAATAAATTATCATTAACTAACCTCAGTTCTTCCATCGCCGATGTTTCTTGTGTTAACGTACACACCGGATTTTTTAATTGCTTCTTCTTGTTCCCATGTTTCCATAACCACATGTCTGCAGATATTTTGGAACCAACGGTCGACGATTTCAGAATCCGAATCATCCTTCTTCATCTGATATCCTGCACGAACTAGATTAGAAATAAACTTGTCGTTCCAGTCTAACTCAAATGCACCTTGATGTAAGTTGTTCTGATCAACATCTAGACTTACAATAGCAATGTACGGTTCGCCTTTTTCTGTTGCAATTTCCTTGGCACTTTTTTTAGCTTTAGGAAGAGGTACAACTTTTGACTCAGGAACCTCTTTTTTCTTTTTAAATCTATCAAAAAAACCCATACTGTTTCCTTTCAAACACTGATTATCAGTTGTTCCCTTTTAATATCCATAGCAAATGTTCTTTGGCATCATGCCATTGATGTTCATATACCGGGTCACCGGGACCTGTATACATAGCTGTGCCGCGGTAAGCAAACTCTAACCAAATTTTACGATTAGTTATCATGCAACGATGCGGCCACCACGAAAATCGTTTCTTCCACGTTGCTTTCTGATAGAAACTTCTAATCATTTCCATCCGCCAGTATTCAGTGTCGCCTAGTTCCATTATTTTTTAAATACAGGAATAGGACTCATCTTGTGCAGGTTGCGAGCACGGATAGTACGATACTTCTTGAGTTGGTCTTTTTCAGTCTTGGTCAACGCAAGTGGATCGTACACACAATTGTCAGCATTATCTAACGCCATTGCATGTTCTAGCTCGGGATAAGTCATGCCTAACTGGCCTTCGTCGGTCCGCCCGTCGTCCCATAATCCATCAGTGGGAGCAGCGTCAATGATCTCTTGCTCAAGACCAAATTCACGACCCATGTCCCAGACTTCTGTTTTCAAGCAGTCGCCGATAGGGCTAATGTCCACACCACCGTCGCCGTACTTGGTAAAGAAGCCTACACCAAAGTCTTCTACTTTATTTCCTGTACCTACAACAATGCCGTTGTGACATTGAGCGATTTGATACAAAGTCATCAT